AACCTTTACCCTAAAACTTCAGGAATTTTAGAAGAAATTCCATAATCAAAATTTACATATTTCTGAAATGAATAAACCTTTTAGATTTGGTGCGAAGGTGCTATTTTAAATCTTCAAGGGTGTAAAAAGGTGGATAATGTTGCGTTAATATTTTATAAGAATTGTAAAAATATATTGTAATATGGATAATATATTTTTAGTTGCAGGAATTATAGCTGTTATTTTCTTTATTGCTAAATTTTTGGAAATGCGATATATAGATGAGGAACCAAAGCCATTAAAATTACTTATTCGGGATTCTTTGTTAGTTTATGTTAGTGTTGTAACAGGCAATTTTATTGTTGAACAATTAAATCCAGTTATAAATGAAACTGTTATTCCATTAGAACCATTAGCATTTACAGATAATCCGCCATTTTAAGATAAAGGCAAAAGTCTAATTGGTGGTTTTCTGATTAACGTCCAGTCCATACCTTAACAAATGGATGTCTAAGCTTATTATGCTTTAAATCTATCGTATATTGTTCATAATTATATTGAAATGCTTTATTATTTTTAAATATATCTCCAAACAATGAATTAATTTTTTTAAGTTGTGGATATTCTTCACAAAATAATAATCCGATAATGCGTTCAAACGAACATCTATCTGTTCTATTATGTATCGCATTAACTAATGAAAAAATATTGTATTTATTTTGTATTTTTTTTAAAAAATCAAGATGAATAAATGATTGACAACCAAAACATAAATTAAATTTATCATTATTTAATCCAAGAACAATACTACCATTAAGTTTTTGAATAAGCTGATAATTATTTTTTAAATGTGAAGCAATTCTTAGTAAATTATTTATATTTTCTTTATCATATGGATGATGCCATAAAGGCAATACTGGCATACTAAATTTTTCAAATGGAATTCTTTTATGAATAAATAAACTATCATGAATAATAATTGCTTTAGAAAACCATTGATATTTTAAATAATAAATATATGGAAGTAACTCGCCTCTACCAGGATATTCTGATTGTATAATAGTTATATTATTGTATGAATAATTTGCTTTAATAAATTGTTGATTACTATTATCATCAATAATAATGATTTGTTTCAACGGATAAAAGGTTCTAATAAGTTTAACATTTTGATTCCAATATTTGTTAGTTTGTTCTGAATTAACATGTCTTGTAATAATAAATCCGTAATCTGACATATTATATTATTATAAAATATAGCAATATAATATTTTTATTTATTTTACACGTATATTGGCATTTCATCTATATTTATAATTTGTTCATTTTTAGGTATAGATTTATTAGAAATAATAAATTTGTTAAATTCTTTTCGTTCTAATTGTGAATGTGGAGTATGTTTATGTACACATCGAGAAATCATTTTATATAATTTAAAATCAGGATATCTTTCAATCCCATTGTTTTTGTATAATACATTAATACCATTATCATCTATACACCATTCAACAATTAATTGAACTATTGGACTACAATCTGTTAAGTTTTTAATAGATTCAAAATCTTCTACAATATAATCAAATATAGAACACGCTAAACGACATAAATCAAAACTAAAATTTGGTTCTAAACGTGGTTTCTTATCGTTATAATATGGTTCTGTATTATATTGTGTAGCTGCGTCACCTCCTGGTTGAAAACTATCGCTACAAAATAATTTGCCATTAAATTTATATATAGCTCGACCGAAATCAATAATTTTAAATATTTTACCAAAAGTAGGAACTTTGTAAGTTTTTTTCTTATAGGTGTAATATAAAAACTTTTTGTTAGTTGGTATGTACATAATATTGTTTGTATGTAAATCATTATGTGTAAATGAAAACATTTTTTGATATGTAATAAGTGTCATAATAATTTGTATTAATGCTGAAAACCATTCATCATCACTCATAGATCCACTAATTATTAAATTATCAAACGTATTTTCACAATATTCCATACATATAATTTGAACAGGAAATTGTGGAAATGTTAAATTTAATATTTCTTCTTCAACTGAATTATAGCTTGTTTCATCATCATCTTCACATTCTTCAGAATCCGAATTTATAGGAGATATAAATCCTTCTTTTGTATCATTATCATTATCATTATCGTTATCATTATCATTATAATTATCTTCATTCTCATTATTTATTTCATTTTCATCTGTATGAGATGTTCTAGAAGAACATGATGAACCCGATTTCAAACTTTTAGATTTTTTTTGATTAAGAATATCAAATTCATCTGAATTTGTAATATCAACCAAATCAATACCGATATTTTTTACATCATTTAATGAAATACTTTTTTCAAAAATATTTTCAAATATAGAATCATCTAATGATTTAATAGATAAATTTGATTTTAAACTCCCGGATATTTTTAATGGTTGTAATGGTTTAATTTCATTTGGTGTGATTAAATGAGAATAATCATCTACTTTAAATAAAATATTCTTTTGGCTATTAAAAAAATCAGATTGTATTAAATAATCTAAATCATCAATTATATTAACTTTATATTCATTTTTAATTGCTAAAAATGATCCGTAATAATCAACCCCGTGAATAAAATGATGTTCATTTAAAACCTGACTAGTTAAAAATGAAAAGAATCCATCAACAAATGAAGAATTATTTATTTCAGCTATTTTTGGATGAACTTTAATAGCTGGATCAATAGATGGCAAATTAAATAATTGTGGGTCAGTGTGATTATATTTTCCAACAATAAATTTAAAAGGATCTAACAATGGTGCCATTTTAATAAATACTTTTTGTGTAACAGTAAAATCATCGCTATCATCAGAAATATTTTTAAGTTTACACGTGAATACATTTTCCATATCATCTTTAGATTTAGATTCTTTAATATCAGAAATAGCCCATTTATGATTTAAGTTTATAGAATTCCAATTTGTATTATTTAATGAGAAAAATCGAGTATATATAGGAATATAATTTTGTACTTGAGATAAGTTGATATTTTTGTTAGTTTGAAACTTGTTAAAAAGGTTGGTATTCTTACGTTTTTGATAATTTACGGAAATACTCATTAGCTAATAAAAATATAAATAAAAGATATATTTAACTTATTATTTTCTTAAATCCTTAATATGTTAATTAAGAAAATAGAATTAATTCGTTTATAAAATTAATTGTTTATGTATAGTATAATTAATTATGAATTTAGAGTTAAAGCGGTTTGATATGAAAAGTATTAGTTTTAAGCCAAATGAAGCTAAAGGTCCAGTATGTGTTCTAATAGGACGTCGTGATACTGGTAAATCATTTTTAGTAAGAGATTTATTATATTATCATCAAGATATTCCAATTGGAACAGTAATATCTGGAACAGAAGAAGGAAACGGATTTTATGGAAAATTAGTTCCAAAATTGTTTATACATAACGAATATAATACCGCTATTATTGAAAATATATTGAAACGTCAACGTGGTGTATTAAAACAAGTTAAAAAAGAAATGGAACAATTTAAACGCACTACAATTGATCCACGTACATTTGTTATTTTAGATGATTGTTTATATGATAACAGTTGGGCTCGTGATAAAATGATGCGTTTATTATTTATGAACGGTGAATTGTTTGCCGTAGTCATTTCAAAAGAATGGCTAGTATATTAGCTTTTTGCTTTCAAAAGCGAAAACCAAATATGCGACACGTCCAAATTGCGGAGACGTCTTATTAAGTTTATACTACTAAACTATTATAGAAATATATTAGTGGCTTATGTTAATCACATAAGGTATAGTAAAAAGGTATAAAATAGAGATAACCCGCAGCTCGTCATCTAAGTCCGCTATGGTTAGGATATGATGATAGTTCAACGACTAAATGCTCGTGGGGTTGAGTAATTTAACCAATTACAATGATGCCTTAAAATATAGTCTAAACCCATTCGAGAGAATGCTATGCCCATTTAAAAAGCATAGATTTAGTGATTTCAGAAGCAAATAACTGAATGAAAATGGTATAATTGAGACACTGGAAGGTAATGTTGCTCATCACAATGCAATATCCTTTAGGTATTCCACCAACACTAAGAACTAACATTGATTACGTGTTTATTTTAAGAGAACCATATATAGCAAATAGAAAGCGTATATATGAAAATTATGCGGGTATGTTTCCGACATTGGAATCGTTTTGTCAGGTGATGGATCAATGTACAGAGAATTTTGAATGTTTAGTAATAAATAATAATGCTAAGTCAAATAAATTACAAGATCAAGTATTTTGGTATAAGGCTGATGCTCATAATGATTTCCGTTTGGGTTCAAAAGAATTTTGGGAATTATCAAAACAAATAAATGATGATGATGAAGAGGAACAATATGATCCAAGTAATGTAAAGAAACGTGGTCAGGGCCCCAAAATTGCGGTAAAAAAGAGTAAATGGTAAAAATATTTTATGTAATTATTAATAACATAAAATACTTATTTTTAAACATTGAATATAAGATTTTCATAATATCCGTATGTATATTTATTGTAAACAATGTAAAGTAATCCAAAAAATAATAAAACAGTTGGACCATAAATTTCTGGTGATTTATTTACAATTCCATAAATAATTAATAATACTTGTGCAATAAGATTTCCAGATAAATAAAACCAATTAAAACTACTTGTATCATTTGTAATGTAGATATTTCTTAAAAGTGAAAAAAAGGATACAACGTTGAACA